TTGCTCTTTCTGAATTTGTAATGTGATACAGTTGTTCGTCACTGAAATAATCTGCGCCACTCAATTGAACATGGACAAATTTAGTTGATGCATTTCTACTGTCATGCACCGGATCTTGTGATGCTAAAGGACCACGCACACCGTGAACGTAATTATTCCATCCATTATCCATCTCAGTATATTCACTGTGGACTATCATCATAGCATGAAAATAATTCTGATCGACGCTGTAGAATCTTCCTAAACCGCAGGATCTGATATAATCCTGATATGCTTGAAAAGGTGTAAATTTTTCTCTAGCAAGTTGCATTCCTTTATTTGTAAACATTACCATACCAGCATTATATACCTTTAAATGACCGTTGGCATCTCGAGGCATAGTTGCGCCATATTTGGATTTGACCGCTCTTGCCCACCGTTCGTCATTTTTTTTGTTTATGTTTTTACCTATCGTCGTAGATTCTCGATACTTACCTTGAAATGGTTCTGTACAAATGCCAAAGTCTTTAATTGGCTCGTCAAAAATATTTGCAGACAAGTTTTCAACCGGATACACGTCCAAATCGATTACGCAAACTTTATCGTATTCTAAAAACGTATCATCTAACATAGGATTCAACCATTCAAAATACATACCATCTTTGCGGACATACTTACTGGCAATATTAGGACTTATATCTAATCGATAATCTGCACCGGTTCTTTGGGCATATTGTCTAAAAAGTTTTTCACTGTACCTACAACCTGGTCTCATCTCACCCGCCCATACTTGATAAATTAAATTTTTCATTTTATTTCCTCTGCTAATTTTACATCTATCACATCTTTGGGTTCATTTCTTGTTTTCTTCATATTTTTTATTACATCTAAAGACACATATTTAAATCCATTGTAATACAAATGATATATCGGATTATTCACTATATCATCTAGACTTAATTTATAAAGATTTTTTAAATATTGATTATGAGAGTCAGCAGGTGGATTATTGTAATAAATTTTGTCTATATCTTTGCAGTCTCTAAGTCCATACAATGATAATACAGTTGAACCTGTGATTATTTCATTGTCATCTGGTTTCATCTCAGCCATCAGTTTTTTGTAATTGGGAAACGAAACACTTCTCCTGTGATTCAGAAAATGAATGCTATTTGTATTGAATACTGTTTTTGCTATTCTAATCGTGTCTTCATGAGTGTCATTGATGTGAACTGAATGATTACCAACCTTGAATAATGCTCTAATCTTATTTTTCATTTCCTTCACAGTTTCAAGATTTTTTGCGTCTAACAACACAAAAGTTACTTGAGACATTCCTCTAAAACATTGTTTACATTTTTTTCTTATTGCCTTTTCTGTGCCCCAACCGTCAGAAAGATATATTTCTTTAATTAGACCAAGTTGTCCTGTAGAATTAAATGCTTCTGATGATTTGTAAAATATATTAGAATGTGTCTCAATGATATTCATAACTTCAGCCATGCGTGTATGAGCAATAGGAAACAAACACATAACATGAGTGTTCGATTTAAGTTTTGCATACTCTAATGCTGTTCTTTGCACTATTGATTGTGCTAATCCACGTGTGGCAAAATATTCACAATCACTTTCTACATGATTATTTTCATCTGCATTTGTATTTCTAATTTTAATTGGTCTTTGATGATATAATGCGGCGGCTAATCTATGAGCACCGTTTACGATATGTCCTTCATTGTTTACCGGTACTGGTTCATCGACTGCGTTTTTAATAATAGATTTAAATGCATTATCAAAATCTTCAAATCCACGTTTTCTTGGAGAGCCTTCATAAAAACCATTCCAAATTCTAAGATGTTCTTTGTATGCATTTTTGTAAAATTCACTTGTTGGATTGGACGCATACATATATTTGACAACAACATCAAATCTTTTGTGTGTTAATAAATCATTTGGGTTCATTGTGTTCATACTTCATGCTCCAACGCATCTTTACACATATCGGCGACAGATTTAGTTTGCTCAAAGTGGATTGATTTATCTGGCACAGTCGATACAGGTATATCACCTGGTCGTCTTTCTCTTTCAACGATATGTAAGTTTTTCTTTGATACATTACACATGGTATCTACTACTTCTCTAACTGATACACCTTCTGGTGATCCAAGACAATCGATAACTCCGGTTGGCTTATTTTCTACTACCTTTTGTAAAGAATCTACAATGTCTGTGACATGAGTGTAATTCCTTATACAAGTTCCATCGCGAGTTTCATAATCTGTTCCAAAGATTTCTAATGTATCAAATTTACCGTTTGCCACCGCCGCGGCTTTTCTTATTAAATGCGAATAGTTGTCATCAAATTTGTTGAATCCGTTGTTACCACACACATTATAGAATCGCACAAGACTGTAATTCTCTTTGAACTGTTTTGTGATTAATTCACCGCCATGTTTTGTAGTAGCATAGGGTGATGCGGCAGGATCAAATGCCGAACCAGTTGAACAATATACAAAGTGGTCACAATCAGCAAAGTCAATAACGTTTTTTGTACCAACTACATTTGTTGCATAATATAACCATGGATCTTTTAGTGATAAAGGGACTGATCCTACTGCTCCAATATGCACTACTTTGTCAAACGACATTTTCATTGTAGATGGTTGACGAAAATCCCAATTAATAATTTGTGATGCGTATTTTTCTATGTTGTTTTGATTAAAATTAAAATCAGTAGCGACTACTTCGTGTCCATGTTCTGATGCAACCTTTACATAATGAGCACCAATATAGCCTGTAGCGCCTGTTATTAATATTTTCATAGTATCTCTTTATTCAAAAATTCCTTCTTCTTTTAGTTGTGTAAAAACTTCAAATTTCGGAACTTTTGGTCCTTCGAATTTAAACTTATGTCTAATATGTATCATTTTTGCCTTTTCATATCCAGGAAAACAATTTCCCCAACACCATTCTTCTGGTATATCTATTTGTTTGAGTCCGGCTTGACTTGCCAATCTGTGAATTATACCTTCGTCCACATAATTTTGAGTGAAAATTTTCATTTCATCATCAACTATAAACTTTCTTAATTGTTTTCTTTGAGCATTGGTAAATTTCCAAATCGCTCCACCCCAAAAAGGACCATCTTTGTACATATATTTTTTATATTTTTTGTGTTCTAACATACTGGCAAAAAGTGTTTTTTGAGTTGCGGAATTCAATCCAACTCCTGGTACATCGAATACATTATTTTTAATATTTTTTACTACAAACATATCCATATCTACCATGCACACGTCTTCATACTGGTCAAATCTTTCGTCCAACATGATTAATTTTTGACATGGTGGCGATAACCATGATCTAAATTGATTTCCTTCAATTAATTGATATTCTGCATTGCACTGCATGGCATATTTTTCTATATTTTCTTTAGAAGCCAATTCTAGTGGGCCTAGTCCTCCTGTCCAATGTTGTAAAATTATATTTTTCATATTTTTTTCAGTATTTCTTCTATGTTTTCACCACGCTGTGGTAAATGATCTCTTAAAAAGAAGTGAACAAAGTAACTTTCTTTCTGTTTATGTTTCTCAACTGCGGTATACAATGAGTTGTAACGCCAATCCATATTTTTTACTTTCATTTGTTCTTTTTTTACCCACCAGTTCAACAACATTTGATCTGTACTCCATTTATAAAAACCAACTCCATCCACAAAATCCTTAAATTCAGGTCTTGAAATGAATTCTTTAGGCGTTTGACCTTTTAGATATTTTGCAAATGATTTATTCATCACCATCAGTCCCATGTTGTAAAATTCAGCACCTAGATGGTTCCATTTCCAGTCAACATCTTTTAAATTTGTAAAGGCACTTGTTGAATATTTTGTAATTTTATTCCTATATTTTATATTCAACGGTAAATCTCTTTCAACAACACCACCAAAATCGTATTCAGCAGGCAAGTCTATGAAAATGTCAGGAGCATTAGATTTTATGTAGATGTCACTGTCAACTATTGCCACCTGATCGTATCTATCAAAGTATTCGAAGGCATTTTCTTTTTCATAAATCGGCATATATCCCAATTTTTCTACTGCTTCTTTACTTCTACCTGTTCTTTCCATGTCAGGTCTTATTCTTAATTTAGGTTCAGTCAAAACAATGTGATCTATACCGTATTTTTTACAATATTCTGCCACACTTTTAATACAAGTAGTATAAAGTTTACTTGGTTTGCCTACACTGACTTGAAATATTAATCTTTTCATTTATAATCCTTTGTAAAACTAAAATTTTTCTTGGAAAATGTAACTTTGTTATCTAAATCAAAGTCTACATTACAAATTCCATTGTTCAAACACCAATCTGCCGGCATTGCTCCATTTTTACTAATCCAACTAACAATTTTTTTTGCTCCTGCTGGTTTGATACAGTAGGCTCTTGCACCTTCCCACCATTGTCCAACGTTCATAGGTTTTGCTGGACGGAATCCTTCGAATTTTATTACATCTTCAAAATTTTTTTCTATAGAAAAACGTTTTTTGAACAAAACATCATGTTCAAAAATACAAATAGTTTTATGTTCATCTAAAGATTTACGCCATAAAGAATATTGACTCAAAAAACAACCTAAGGTTCCTGGTCTTTCAATTAGTCTTCTACTTTTTTTGTTTGCAGTGTAAAATTTTAAGTCATGTTCTGCAATATTTGTTTGTCGACCATCTATGCCGGGATAAAGTTCTAAATTCCAATCAAGAGCTCGTCCTGATGCAAGTGCTTCGTTGGCCCACTGCACGGAATATGGATGTTCAGGGAGATAGATTATGTAACCCTTAGGATTTTCCATGTTTTTCCCTTCTATCTTTATGAAATTTTAGTTTTTGTTTGTCTGAGTACCAATGGTATTTTAGATTTTTATATCTTGTGCCGTATTTTTTAGTGCCTTTGGCTGTGCTAAAAATTTCTCCACCAGATTTCAATCCCCAACTGTTCCATGCATACGGAATTTCATGGATAGGCGTACCATCCCAATTATCAAAAATTTGTTTTAGCACGTGTTGGTCCACAAACCAATAAATTGGTTTTTGAAAAGCCATTATCATTTGTTGTGCTAGATGGTTTTTGAATCTATCGCCTTCATTGCCTATACCAGGAGATAAACAACTTGCTATGTAAACAGTTCTCTCCTTTGGTTTACGCATGGCGCTTGGTGTTTTTGTGATTCTATGAAAATGATGCAAGGCAAAAGTTACGCGACATAGTCCGTCTGCGTCTAATTGTAACACGTGTTGATGAGTGTCAAACAATTTGTCCATAATCATAAATCTTCTACTGGACCAATAAATTTTTTGCTTTAATTCATCGTGTTGTCTTGTGTTACAAATTTCCATACCACGACTGAACAAAGAATTTTTTGTATCTAAACTAAATTGATCATAAAAATCTTTCGAATGTCTTTCAAATGTATATGTTATGCCAGGATCTTTTATATAATGTTTGGGATTATGTTCACCTTGCTCATAAATGATATGAACGTGTATGTGTACCTGATGATGATTAAAATGTAAAGTGCTTTTTGCCAAGTATTGTCCATATTCGGCCCAATATGTTGGATCACAACTAAAGTAAATGATATTTTGTTTGTTTATAGGCAAATCGCCTTCAATCGGTAATTTATCAAACGTCATTTTTCCATCTCTTAGGTCTACAAAAACTATTTTTACTTCTTTTTTTACTTTCCATCCAATATCTAGGATTTATTCTACAAAAAGAAGTCAATGTGTATCGTAAATCTATTGCTGTGCTGTTCATGGCTAAATCAGGACTCATAGCGCCAACGTTCCAAACCCAATCGACCATTTTTATAGCACCTAGCGGTTTAATAATGTATGCGTGTGAACCCTTTATGTGAGTTTTGTTATAAAGTTCATGACCAGACAATCTTGGCAATTTAGGACACCACTGTTTAACCGCATCGCCATGATAAATTTTTGTATAATCTTCATAATTCGTCACTTTTCTACTTGCAAAGTCTAAATGTAGCACATCTTCAAATTTATCTAATAAATTTTCTGGAACCTCACGTGAAACAATCGCATCATGCTCTAATATCATCATAGGTTTAGCACTTGCAATACATTTCTTCCATAATCTATAATGAGATAGCAAACAACCTTTCAAACCTGGATTTATTTCTTTTCTTTTTTGCCCTTTTTTAAAAACTTTCAAGTCTTGTTCAACAAAATGTTTTTCTACGTCGTCACCCCACGTAGCAGGAAAAATTTCAGGTTGAATGCCGAATTTATTTGCCGAATTTATACGTTCTTGAGCCAAATTTTCACTCATTCCTTCTCCAATCATGGTTATTACGTAGGTAGGAATATTCATTTTTAATATTTATTGGATGTATTTTTGGGTAGTGCTTATATAGAAGCGTCTTCCATTCCAGCAACTCTTAATTTAACAATGTTTGTTATCTGCCATTGTTTTTGGTCAAGTCCTTTTGTGATACCCAACCATTTGTTTCTTAAAAGTGCAAATTCGTTGATTATTTTTTCATAATCTACAACATCTGCTTCGCCGTCGACATATTTTTCAACGTCTCTGCTAGAAAGTGCTCTTTGATAATTTTCTAAATATTTCTTGAAGTGTTTGCTTCTTAATCTACGCAATTCGATGTTCATATATTGTAATATTGCTTCGATTTCTTGAAGTTGATTGAATCTTTGTTCAACAATACCAGGCATATCTGCAGATGCCTTTTCAACATTGCCTCTAATACGACACTCTGCCTTCGCTGATTCTAATTCAGCCTCATAGTGTTTGATTGCTTCTGGTATTGCACTGATATCTTTTGCTATTTTTTGATACCAACCAGCCATTAGTAGTCCTCTTGTTCTTCGTCGATATCTAAAAAGTATTGTATCGCTTTATCTAAATCGTCATCTGCACCTAAGGCGTCTTTTAGGTCATCATCTTCGACGCCATGGTCAGCCAATAAGTCTACAAACTTTTCTGCAATCAAATCCATCGGTTGTTTCCGATCAATGTATTCTTTGAAAAAGTTCCAAAGTTCTACAATTTGTGATCCTGATAACATCTTACTCCTCTTCTGTAGTAGTTTCTTGTACTTCAGCGGGTTCCAAATTACTAAAGTCTTTCATTACATTGTCTAGTAATTCACCACCCTGTTCCCAAACTCTTCTATATTCTTTGTGTTCCGTTTTTTTGGAATCCACATATTTAAGTCTGTTGCCGTCTTTACTTAAGATGCCTTTTTTCTCAAACAAGTCTACAAGTCCACTGTAAGGATTCATTCCAGTTTCATATGGAATCTTGACTTGCACACCTTCAAAAGGTTTGTTAAATCTTGTCTTCATCACTTTACAAGCCGCTCTAATACCTTTTACATCAGTTGTTTTATTGCCATCTTCATCTTCTTTTAATTTTAATTTACGCATAGCAACCACAATACTTGATGCATATATAAATCCTTGTCCACCTGATATCTTATCATCTGGATCGAACATATCTTGCGATGCGTATGTGTGGTTTGTTGCAACAAGTCCTACGTTGTGACTACCAAACATATTCACGCAGTTTCTTACAAGTGCCGTAAGTGCCTTAGGTTTTCTACCCATGTCACCTTTCATATCACCTTTTCCAAACTGATCAACATCTGTTGGAGTTAACAACATACCTAAAGAATCTATTACAAATAATACTTTTGGTCTATCGTCTTCGCTCATTGCTCTATAATCTGCCATAAATGTTGATACAGTTTTTGCAACATCATCAATCATTGACATATTAAGTTTTAATAATTTTTTCTCATCTGTGTCTACGCCTAATGCGTGTAACCATCCCTCATCTAATGCGTTTTCAGAATCTATTAGTACAACAAATATACCTTGATCCTGTGCCGCCTTTACAATGTTACCTGCACAGATATAAGATTTACCTGAACCAGACTCTCCTGCAAACACAGTCACTTTGCCTAGAGGTATACCTTTATTGAAGTCTCCACTCACTAGATAGTTGAGTGCATAATTTCCTGTCGAAATCCAATCTGTTGGATCATGAAATCCAGAACTCATACCAGTAATGGACTTTGTTAGTGTCTTTCTAAATTTGCTTACGTCGAATGCCTTTACCATTTTATTTTCCCTTTGTTAGGGGATCCTGTTTTAGCAGGACCCCCAATGTGCTTTACTTTTGTTGTCTTGCTCTAATCATCGCCAAGATGTCTTCAGCCTTACTTCCTGATTTATTATCAGTTGTTGTAGCCGCAGGCGTCTCTTGAGTTTTAGTTTCAGCAACTGGTGTTGACTTCACTTCCGGAGCAGGAGTTTCTGCTTTCGGAGTTACTGGATCACCTGTTCTTGCACTAACACCTGCTGGTCTGAAGTATTGACCAAATTTGTCTTGATCATATGCTTCACCATCAACTGATGCCTCAAACATTTCTTTGATTACTTTTACATCAACTTCTGATGGCTTTTTAGGAAGGAAACCATTCAAGTCAAATAGACCGTTAGTTTCAATCGCTTTATTTTCATCTTCAGTTAAAGGTCTTGATTTTCTTGACCATGTAGATGTCGAGTAATCTGCGTATCCGCCTTTACTTGTTTTGATTATTCTGAAGTCTACTCCGTTTGTAGAATCAGTTGGAAGGTCTTCCATATCTGGATCCATCAATGCTCCTTTAATTATTTGGAATATTTGTGGACCAATTATGAATCTTCTAATTGGATTCTCTGGAGTGTTTTCTTCGTTTAGTGGATCATCTTTCACAAAACCTTGGAAGATATAACTTCTTTTCTTCCAATATTTTCTTCCCATGTCCTCTAACTTAGGATC